ATTTTGTCAATGACGGACAACTTTCTATTTTCTAATTTTATATCGAGCTCACGTTAACTAAAAGATGTCGCTTGTATAATTCTGAAATTCAATGTTATACGCTTCCGCAATTATTCAATACTACATGTTATTGTCCGAAATCTGTCCGAGATAACAGACTTAATACTTTGATAATAAATTTCTAATATAGAGGTTGTTTGATTGCTATTTGGCCAAGCCATAGGATTCGGCATCGGCACAGTCGGCAACCATGCCCAGGTGGGCACGTTCTTTTTTCAAATCAGAGATGGTTTGTTGTTTCTCGGATATGATTCCTTGCAGTTTCCCGACTTCTAACAGCAATTCTTTATTTTCCTTTTTTAACTCTTTATTCTCATTATTTAGGTAGTTGGATAACTCTTCTTTAATAGGTTCTTCCAATAATATATTGCCATTCCCAGTGATCAGCCACATTAGATTCACTTGTGGGTATTTGATGTATATATTGTTCAGTACGCCTACGGTGATGTCCTTATTTAAAGAAGTGACATAAGTTGATGTCTTGCCAATACTTATCGAAAATTCTCTCCTGGATATCCCCAGGGCATCGCACAGAGCTATTAATCGCTCTCGCATTACGGATGATTCCTTCTCTTTACTCATAATAAAGGTTAAATGAACTATATATTATTCATATATTGTTTGAATGAAATAATATATAGTTTATATTTGCACTATATTTAATTCAGTTTTAAACAAATGTACAAAGAAATCGAAAACAAAGCAATAGCGAAAAAACGCTATTACTTTCGCAAGGGTTATCGCCAGTTGCGGTTGGAACAGAAAGATGAAGTAAAGAGGGAACTGATGGATAAATTGAAAATCGGTAGTTTTCCTTACTTCTCTTGCATCCTGAATCAAGGGATCGCAGACATTACAGTCTATAAGTATGAACTTATCACAGATATATTCCGTCGGCACGGGATTACGGATATCTGGGATACAGAACCGATGCAAAATGGACACCGTCCTATCTGATCGCGAGGCTCAGATAGCCGAACGAATCGCTTGGGGTGCTTCTCAGAAAGAAGTGGCCAATGACTTGGGTATCTCTCGCTACACGGTTGACAATATCCTGCGAAAGATATACCAGAAGCTGCACATCGGGAAAATCAACGAACTGTCTGCCTGGTGGTTCTGCACCACCTTCGGCATCAGCTTCGACCTCTCACCGCTTAAACGCACCATTGGTGCCTGCTGTTTGCTTGGCATTTTCATGGTGGGCGAATACTTTCATCATGAGCAGTTCTGTCGGTACCGCTCCAGAAGAATTGCAAGAACAGAATATCGAATAAATGAGAAACTATGATAACATCAACCTTTTCTTTAGATTCAAGAGTAGCCAATGCCCTTGTATGTAGATGTGTCGAAGAACAATGGCCGGTACACATCCAACGTGGCATCCCTTTCCCATCGGAGAATGGGAATCATCTTATTGATCTGACTGTAGAGCATGAAGATGATTTCCCTTTCAACGAGAGACTCTCCGAGACTATCAACCGAGTATTTAACTTAACACCTGAAGAGCCATGACCGTACAAGAACTAATTGAGAGACTCGAAGAGTGCGACCCGGAAGCGCAGGTGTATCTGAACACCGGAGACCTGAACCTGATGGAAATTAGCAGCGTGAAAGAACACATACCGACGAACAGCATAATCATATCATGACCAAGCAACAAGTATTCGACATATTCGGCATCGACGACCTGCGCCTGTTGCCCGAAGCCATCGGAAGCGTGATACTGGGAAACCGTCAGAAGCGAGACGACGTATACCGCCGGCTGCTGGAGGCCAACGGACACGACCTGAGCCGCGACTGGTTCCAGCAGGTATACGAGGACGAAATGTCCGAACGGAAGAAGAAGGGACAGGACTTCACGCCATACGAGCTGGGAGTAATCTGCTCGCAACTGACCGACAGACGTGGCAGTGTGCACGAGCCTACGGCGGGAAACGGATCGATGGTGATAGCAGACTGGTGGGAGCGGTGCCGCAGGCTGATGCCCTGGGAGCACTACCCGTCCGAACACATGGTGACCTGCTGGGAGCTTTCCGACCGCTCGCTGCCCATCCTGCTGCTCAACCTCAGCATCCGCGGCATCATGGGCTACGTGTACCACGGCGACGTGCTCGAAGGTACCGTGAAGCAGAAATACATTCTGCTGAACCCGACGGACGACACGTTGGCCTTTTCGGACATCGTGAAATCCGGAACCAATGATATGATAGTAAAGGAGAAATAATCATGACCTACAACGAAGCCTACCAGGAATGGTACCAATACAAGCGGCGAATGGTGAAGGAAACCACACTGGCCGCCTACGCCCTGTCGCAACGCACCCACCTCATGCCGGCATTCGGCAACATGGACGTGCAACAGATCCGCCGCAAGGACGTGCAAGCCTTCGTCTACCGGAAGCTGGACGGCGGCCTCAGTGTGAAGTCCGTGCGCGACATGCTCATCGTGCTGAAGATGGTCATCCGCTACGTGTCCGAAGAACACGACATGCCGGTCAACACCAACTGGAAAATGGAGTGGCCAAGCAGAAATATAGGAGAAGGACACACGCTGGAACGCTACACACCAGACGAGTTCCGACGCATCGTCGAAGCCGTGCAGGCCAAGCCCTCGCCTTACAAACTGGGAATCCTGCTTTCGCTCACCACCGGCATGCGCATCGGCGAAGTGTGCGGCCTGCGCTTCAGCGACATCGACTGGGAAAAGAAAACCATCCGCGTGTGCCGCACCGTCGAGCGCATCTACAAGGTAAGCACCGACGGCAAGCCAGGCGGAACCACCGAACTCATCATCAGCGAGCCGAAGACCAAGAACTCACGGCGCGAGATACCCCTTATGCGCGAAGTGATACCCATGCTGAAAGCCTACAGCAAGGTCAGCACGCCGGACTATTACGTGTGCACCCAGTCCGAGCACGTCACCGAACCGCGCACCTACCGCAACTCCTACCGCCGCTTCATCCTGAAGGAAGTAGGACTGACGCGCTGCATCAAGTTCCACGGCCTGCGACACACGTTCGCCACCACGCTCATCGAGAACAAGGTGGACGTGAAGACCGTATCGTCGCTGCTGGGACACAGCGACATCAGTACTACGCTGAATGTGTACGTGCATCCCAGTGAGGAATCGAAACGGAATGCGATAAACAGCGCGTTGAAGCGCGCGTTCAAGTGAACACAACTAACCATTGGAATACAACCTATAAGTTGTACACATAAAGAAACCATAACAACCATGGCAGCATACTTTTACAATCTCTTAAACCGAATAAACTTTTTCACCCCAACCCCTTGCAATCCAAAAAATAATCACTATGTTTGCAACGCTTAACAATAACATACGAACAAATGCAATGCGGAAGCTTGCATTTATCCATGCAGGCATTTTTTATGTCCGCAGACATAGTAGTACAACCTTATACAGGTGTCCGAGTACCCCCGTGTATCGGCTTAATGGCCATACAGCATTTGTTCGTGAATGTGTTAAGCGACGGGACAGGCTCGGGCACCTTTTGTTTTTATTATGTTACAGTATCACGAACTTTCCAACGCTGCATCGCTTAGCGGCCACGGAACGTCGGCCCACGAAACGGGCGATTTGTCTTTCACCGTCAACGGCAACCCTTACGACGACTTCGCACGCCTGGGCATGGACCTTCATGACTTCCATATCCGCGTGCTGGGCAAGGCACGAAGCAACGGCGTGCGCATCACCGGAACTTTCAACATCTGCGGCATCTGCTATACTGCTGGAGCGGCAGACTATTCTTCACTGTTGCGAGAAGTCCATGCCAAATTCCTTGAAAAGAAAGCCTGGCACCGCCATTGCCGCGAGCAGAAGAAGCTTCGCAACACGCTCTCCTTTATCAGCCGCCATCCGGACGCTACTATATTGCCGACCTGGCTTTGCTGATGCTTCAATAAAAGCCACCATATCGTTTCCGACCGCTCTTTTATGTAGTGGACGGCAGGGAGGGGTACACCCTTACAAGAACACTTCATTTATCAAACCATTTAAAAATTATCGATTATGGAAGCAACAACAAGAATCATCGCACGAGTGAACAATGTGGACATCATGGGCATCATGATGGAAACAAGTAAAGAACCATTCATCCCCGTAACGCAGTTGTGCCTAGCACTTCGCATTGACCCATTTGAACCGCAACATGACATGGCAGCCGCAACCATGGTGCAGGCCGATGTCGACTTGCCGAACGGCAGTAAAGAACGTATGCTCCTACTTCCTTTGGAATTTGCCATTGGCTGGATATTTTCCGACGAAGTGCGCGAAAAGGCTCAAGGGAACATCATGCAGCTGCACGCAGCATTGTGGGATTATATCAAAAACAACTAATCGGAAAGTGAACATTGAAAAATTGACATGAAGTTATGGAAACAAGAATTGTAGCAAGAGTGAACGACGTGGACATCATAGCGACCACCGAAGAACAGATGGTGCCCATCAAGCCTATTTGCGAGGCATTGGGAGTGAACTATACCACACAGATAGAAAAGCTGAAAAAGCATCCGATTTACGGTTCAGTTGTCCCCCTCAGGGGGATAACTGCCGCTGATGGCAAAACATATCAGACATCGTGCATGCCGTTGCGATATATCTCCGGCTGGATATTATCCATCCACCCCGACAATGTGAAGGAAGAAGTCAGGGAACACCTCATCGAATACCAGCTTAAATGTAACGATGTATTGTACGACTACTTCTTCGGTACATACAAGCGCACTAACGAGCAGAACCGCATGGAGATAGCCCTGCTGGAGCAGCTGGCCGACTATACCCAGCAGCGCGAGGCAGCCAACAACGGCATACGCGACACCCGCCGAAAGCTGGAGAAACTGCGACAGGAGCGGCTCGCCGACGAACCGCAGCTGTTTGGCTGACACGAGACGGGTGCGGGTGGTAACGTTTCGTTACACACCCGCCCGCCTACCCGCCAAAGCCGTACTTAGGCGGCATCTAAGCCGTACTTAGACACCACCTAAAGTACACTTAGGCATCATCTAAGTCCGGCTTAAACAGCGGCAAGTTAACATATACTGATAATCAATCAATTACAAAAAACCAGCGAGTTATGAACAAACTTTACAATAATAGTATAAAGAAAGGCGCACGCATCCGCGTGCTGGCAACCGGTGAAATCGGAACCGTGGCCGAAAAACAACTTATTCGAAAAGAAGGCCGAACACACATTTACTGCAAGGTGCGACTCGACAAGAAGCCGATGCAAGATACCTGGTATTTCTCTGATCAGCTTGGCGATACGAAAGAAAGTGCTTTCATCACTTTCTGTGATAATACGGACAAAAAAATCATTGTAGGCGTGGAAATAGACCACGAAAAGGATTGTGTCAGCAATTTGAAGGTAGTCGGCATGCCGGACAAACCTGAGAAACACCAAGGACTGTACCGCTATCTGGCGACTACGTTCATTCAAGTGTTCAAGGATTCCCGTCCTTGCACTTCACCCCAGTAATAATCACCTTTGCCACCATGGATCTGACACCCTATTTGCCCGACGACGCCCGCTCTTGGATTCCAGCCTATGCAGAACGCATCGGATGGGATAAGCTGACGAAGTATTACGACCGTGTATTCCTCCGGCTGGAGCGGATGCGTCCGGGCGACAGGTTGGTCGTCTTCCAAGAAGTGTTGCCCTCCAATTACGACCTCTTCCTGCACTGCGCCTATACCGCTGTGTGCGAACTGGAGCACATGGGCATAAGTGCCTACTACTTCGACGAACTGGCAACCGTTATTACCCGACAATGATGCAGGGGCATCCTGCACACAACATATACAGACTATGATTGACGAACGAATTATCGAACAAATCCTCGATCGTGCCGACATCGTTGATGTCATCGGCGGTTACGTCGAGCTGAAAAAGAAGGGCGTGAACTACACAGCTTGCTGCCCGCTGCATCAGGAGAAGACACCCAGTTTCATGGTGAACCCGGCCCGCGGCACGTGGCACTGCTTCGGATGCGGCAAGGGAGGTAACGTCATCGGCTTCCTGATGGAGCACGACACGTTGACCTTTCCCGAGGCCGTCCGCTCCTTGGGCAAGCGATACGGCATCGAGGTCGAAGAAACGAAGCTGACGCCCGAACAGGAACAACAGCGTATGAAGCGCGAAAGCATGTACATCATCAACCAGCGATGTGCCGAACATTTTCGCCAGAACCTGCTCGATCCGAAGCACAAGGTGGCCGCCGACTACGTCAAAGGCCGGTGGGGAGAGGCATACGCCGAAGAGATGGGCATCGGATATGCGCCCGACAGTTGGGACGATCTGCTGCGCTTTGCCCAGTCATCCAGCCTATCCATCGAGCTGATGACGGAGATGGGCTTGCTGAAGGAGCGTGAAAAAGGCGGGTTGTACGACTTCTACCGTTACCGAGTCATGATACCTATTCGCGACCGCTACCGGCGGGTAATCGGCTTCACCGCCCGTGATATGAGCGGGGCGAAAGATACGGCCAAATACCTGAATTCCATCGAGAGCGATGTCTATCATAAGAAGGACAGTATCTTCGGCATCGACCTGGCCATCCGCCAGGCGGCCAAGGAGTCGAAGTTTTATCTTGTGGAGGGAGGACCGGACGTGATGCAGCTGCAGCGCATCCGCGTAAACAATACCATCGCACCGCTGGGAGGGGATTGGACAGAGCCACAGCTGGAGCAGCTTAAAAAATACGCCACGAAGGTGTGTTTCCTGCCGGATGCCGACCCGCCCAAGACGGACAAAGGCGAGAAAATCGGCGCCGGTACCTACAACGTAATGCGTAATGGGCTGCTGGCCATGAAAGCCGGATTCGGAGTCACCGTTAAGGAAATCCCCTTGGGAGAGGCGCAAAGCAAGAACGACCCGGACAGCTACTGCACCAGCATACAGAAGTTCCTGGAACTGACTGAAGTGGATTTTATACCTTGGTATGCCAAATATCTGTTCGCCGATGTCAATACCACTGAAGACCGGAGCAACGCCATCAACACCATCTGCGACATGGTGGTGATGGTGAAAGATGAAGTCAAGGAATCCATGTACATGAAGCAGCTTCAGGAGTTCTATCCCGACAAGAACCTATGGACAAAAGCCCTGAACCGCGCCAAGAAGCTGGAAAAAGCAAAGCAGGTCATCAATGAAAGTAAGAAGATAGACCGTGACCTCTATCAGAAGTACGGATTCTACGAGGAATACGATGCTTACTTCGCCTTGGCCGGAGATAGTGGCAAGGCGGTGCAATGGAGCAATTTCACTATGATGCCGATGTTCCACATCAAGGACTCACTACTTCCGAAACGCCTCTATAAGATAAGGAACCAGAACAAGCAGGAGGAAATCATCGAGATGAAGCAAGAGGACCTGGTGTCTCTATCAAAATTCAAAATCAAGGTGGAGGGTATCGGCAACTTCATCTGGCTGGCAACAGAGAAAGAACTGACCAAGCTGAAGATGTTCCTCTACGAGCAGACCGAGACCGCCATCGAGGTCACACAGCTAGGCTGGCAGCGTCAAGGATTCTTTGCCTTCGGCAACGGAGCCTTCGACACCGAATGGCATGCGGCGGACGAATATGGCATCGTCCGGCTGAAGGCTGGGAACTTTTACCTGCCCGGCTGCAGCACCATCTATCGCGACGACGTGAAGCTCTTCCAGTTCGAACGAAAGTTCATCCATACAACCTATAACAATGTCAGCTTTCGGGAGTACAGCGACAAGTTGGTGCAGGTGTTTGGCGACAATGCCAAGGTAGGCATCTGTTTCCTGCTGGCCTCGCTGTTTCGCGATATCATCGTCGGCCAGACCAAGAGTTTCCCCATTCTGAATCTGTTCGGCCCGAAGGGAAGCGGTAAGTCGGAGCTTGGCCACAGCCTGATGTCGTTCTTCATCATCAAGAACACGCCTCCAAACATACAGAATGCTACCATCGCCGCCTTGGGTGATGCCGTTGCCCAATGCGCAAACGCCCTGGTACACATTGACGAGTACAAGAACAGCATCGACCTCGACAAGCGCGAGTTCCTGAAGGGCTTGTGGGATGGAACCGGCCGCAGCCGCATGAACATGGATCGGGATAAGAAGCGCGAGATAACCAGTGTGGACTGCGGTGTCATCCTGTCCGGCCAAGAAATGCCAACAATCGACATCGCTTTGTTCTCCCGTTTGATCTATCTGACCTTCACAAAAACAGAATTTTCAACGACAGAGAAACAGGCGTTTGACCAGTGCAAAGCCATTCGTGACCTTGGCCTGTCGCACCTTACGCTCCAGCTGCTTCGCCATCGTTCAAAAATGGAGACAGATTTCTCGGCCAACTACCGCCAGTGCATGAGTGATCTGAACGACCGGCTGAAGGGTGAGACCATCGAGGACCGCATCCAGCGAAACTGGGTGATACCTTTGGCAGCGTTCCGCACGCTGGAGGCAGTGCTCGATGTGCCGTTTACCTACCGCGAGCTGCTTGACATCAGCGTGGCCGGTATCATTCGCCAAAACCGCGAGTGCAAGAGTAACAACGAACTGGCCAACTTCTGGAATGTGGTCAGCTACCTCCAGCAGGATGGCGAGATCTTCCTGGAGTCAGACTTCCGCATCGACTATCTCGACCGGTTGAAGACCAACAAGGTTAAAGACCTGGTATTCCAACGACCGAAACCTATCTTGCGAATGCGCACCGACCGCATCTTTATGCTCTACAAGAAGTTCTCAAAGCAAGTGGGTGACTCCGCCCTGCCAACCGAATCCCTCAGCTTCTATCTGGAAAACAGCAAGGAATACTTAGGCGTACAGAACTCCGTTCGCTTCAAAAACATTCTGAAGGGTGTCGAGGTGACGAAGGAGTATGAAGCCGGTGGCCAGAAGGTTTACCGGAAAACCAGCATTACCAAACAGGCTCTATGCTTCGACTACTCGGAGCTGATGGCCAACTACAATATCAATCTCAACATAGATACAGGGGTATCTGATGTTGAAGTTGAAACCGATGGGGTGCCATCACCCTATACTTTTTAGTGTCTATCATAGTTGAGTGGGAGCCCTGGCCTGTGAAGGTCGGGGCTTTTTTCTATCCTCACAGAATGTATATTCCTCTTTCTGATGGGGCAAAAAACGCTTCTACACTTTCTACAACTTCTACAATGCTATAAATCAATAGAATAACCTATAAAAATGTCATCTACAAACTTCTACAAATTTCTACAAAATGCTACTTTTCTACTATTCTTCTACAAAACCATACTTTGTAGATGGTTTTTCTACAGATTCTGAATGCATGAAACTCCGCTAAACGATTGATATACAGTATCAAATTAAATTTGTAGAAAGTGTAGAAAGTGTAGATGGCAAAATGTATGTGTAGAAATATAGTTTATGTTGATTGATATATTATTTATAATTTATATTTTTGTGTGTAAACAAATTGATTATGAGTAAGAAAAGAGACCGATTTGTGTGCTGGCTCCCTTGCAAGCCATATGTCAAACAATTCCTCCTTGCTAACTTCAATGATCCTGATGAAGTCTGGGACGAGATTGTAGATCTGTCTTCTGACAGAGAACTTCAGGCTGATTTTTTGGGTAGGTTAGGCAAACAGGGGCGCTGGGAAAATAAATACCGGAATAACATCCGTTATACAGCCAGTGTACCCATCGAAATCAGGAAAGATGATTTCTACCGATACGGTTGGAGCATCAGCAATTCGGATGTTGTGGGATTTGGTCTCAAAGTTGAAAGACGTATCAAGCAGATGTTATTCTTATATTTGGATACCAATGTTTGTATGGGTCTTCCATTATCGGCCGCCATTCGTAACTTCCAAAGTAAGTTTGGCTTCGACGAAGACAGTTGGTCGTACGATACTATTCGGCGGGAATACAATCGCCATAATGGGAAGAAAACAGCCAATAACCAGACCATTTTTGAATATATTGATAAAATAATCATGGGGAAGTTGTCCGATTATGGGACAATTTCCCAGCAAGGCAGAATCGTTTATGAAAACCATTAACCTTAACACCGACAATTTGGGTGGATTGTTGCATTTGTATGCCATTCCTCCTACCTCTTTCCATCGGATTCGGAAGGATTATGTGAACAACCTAAATTTCCTCGAACTGGTGCGGCGTGATGACGTGATTGACATCCCAGTCTTATCCAATGATACATATATTTATAATGAAGAGAAAAATACTGGAGATGTAGGTGATTATTGGAATATCACGATAGAAGGTGTTATACCACGACTTTCATTGGACAACCATTCGGTCATTGAAGAATTGGAGCGTGGCTTATGGTATGTAGTTGCACAGGATTCGAATGGAGAAGTACATTTTTGTGGGCAAGAAGACGCATTGTTGATTTTTACTAACAGCAAGACATCCGGCCAGTCAGCTTCCTCTAGAAACGGTACATCTTTCTCGTTTGCTTGTATACAGGATGAACCCTCCATTTTTCTCTTTGATTTTGAAGAAAAAACATTGTAAATAACGTATTATATGGCTTTTCACAGTGCCCAATGTCCTTGAGCACTGTTTTTTTTGCGTTTTTCTTTGCTTAAAAAATAAGGTATGAATGAAGTTGTAATCACTCTTTTCGGTTCCATCAGCCAATACTGGTATGATAAGAACTACATGAAGTATTTTCTGGATAAGGCAAAGGGGAAACCTGTCCGCCTGAAGGTGACAAGTTACGGCGGCGACGTCGCCGAAGCTGTAGCTATCAGTAACCTGCTGGCTGAGCATGGCGACGTGACCGTTGAATTCATTGGATTTAATGCCTCGGCTGCTACCTGGATGGCATTCGGTGCCAAGCGTATCGAAATGCACGCCGACGGCATGTGGCTGGCACACAAATGCAGTGTGGGGGTTGATATCTACGGTTCCCTCAATGCCGATCAGTTGGATGACAAAATCAGAGAACTGCAGAGCAGTAAGCAGAGTGCTGAAGCCATCGACTTGATGATTGCAAAAAAATATGCCGACAGATCCGGCAAGGCTGTAAAAGATGTGCTGTCACTGATGAAAGAATCCAAGTGGATTGCCGCTGACGAAGTGAAGGAATGGGGCTTTGTTGACGAAATCATTCCTGGTATCAACAAACGGGCCAAGGTTAGCGATGAATTGACAAACTGCTTCAGCGCAATGGGGCTTCCCATTCCAGTTGTCGAGGACAAACAGCAGGCAGAGCCTACCATGGTCGAACAAATCCTTGCAGGTATCAAGAACTTGTTCAAGCAAGAGGAGAAAAAAATTATCAACCAACCATTAACGAATATGAGAAAAGAATTTCTTTCTGTAAATCAAATCCTCAATGTAGAGGGTTTGAACGAATCGGATGGCAAAATCACACTGACTGTTGACCAGGTGAAAGCCATCAACGATGCCATCAAGGCAGCTAAAGAAGGTCAGACAAATGCAGAAAACACAATGAAAGGTGTTATTGATGACTTGGACAGTCTGAGCGACCAAGTGAAATCTGCCGCTGACAACAAAGCGAAGGTACAGGCTATTCGCGATATTCTCAACAAGATACCTGGCACCAAGACATCGACCAATAAGGAGTCTGACGAGAAAAATAAATTCGCAGACATAGCGACTGACCCTATCAATGATTACGAGAACGAATAATTTTTTTTAATCTAAACCTTAACATCATGGATTTTACAGCTCCTATTGACATTACCGCCGTTCTTACAGCGGTAAAAAAGCACAGGGACATTCTGAAGGCTGTCGATAAACTCGACGCCAACGAGGTCTTGAGACATTTCACCCCGATTCCTGGCATCACGGACTCGATTGAATTGGGCAAGGTTGAAGGTGGTACTGTTTCAAGCAAGTACACAGGTTCTTTTGAGGCTGGAAAAAGCCAAGGCGAGATTGTTCCGCGCAGACTGATCGTCCGTCCTGTTGTGATGGAGATGGCAGATGAGCCTGAACGCTACCGCCGCACGTACATTGCGGAAGTTCCGGGTACCATACGCAAAGAGCATCCGTTCGAACTCTGGTTGATTAACCATGGGCACGAACTGGCATCTAACGACCTGTTGTTCGCCATCTTCACCGCACGCTACAGTGCCAAAGCAGAAGATAAGGACATTAACGATGCATTCGACGGACTGGGCACGGTAATCGAAGAGGCGAAAGCTGTGGGTGATGTATCCAGCTTGGAAGGTAACGTATATGCAACGGGCGAATTGAGCCGGGCAAATATCGGCGAGAAGCTTCTGGAGATGTGGAGACACATGCCTCGAACCTTCAAGCGAAAGAAAAACATCAAGATGTTCATCAGTGACGACCTGGGCGACATGTACGACGACTGGCGTAAGGATGAAGGTACTATCGTGATTGGCATGAAAGAGGACACCAGTGATACGCAGCACCTGCTGGGCTCCAACAACCGTTGCGAATTGGTCCGTCTGCCAAATCTGCCGGACAACAGCCAGTTCGTGATGCTGACAACTAAAGAGAACTGCTGTTATGGTTTCGACAAGGAAAGCGATTTCAAATCAATCAAACCTTTCCAGTCAGGTAACCCCTACAAGTTCACGGCAGCAGGCAAGTATGTCATCGGATTCCAGGTTGTCAGTGTACATAAAGCGGAGTTCTGCGTCAATGATCGTCCTCTTGATCCGGCAGCAACCAATGAATTTGGTTACATCGAAGTGACTATTTCCACTGACCTGGCTATCAACAATGGTGCCAAGTGGCGTATCAAGGGGGAAGAAATCTGGCGCGAGAGTGGTACCTACGTGGCTGTTCCGGGCGGTACCGAATACACTATCGAATTCGGAGCGGCCGCAGGCTATACAACACCGGCTGAGGTAAAGAAGACTCCCGCCAAAGGAAGTGTCGAGAAAGTATCTCAGGAATACACCCCTGCCGGCTAAATTAAGAAGCGGTAAGGGAGGCGACTCCCTTACACGCATTGTCTAACGATTAATACTTGTATAATATGGCAGAAGTAGATCCCAAAGAATGCATTGCTCTTGATGACATCAACGAAGCAATGGATTGTGAGAATCCGGATAACATGGGTGGTATCGTCCCGCAAATCATCTTCGGTTATCATGCCGATGTGGCAACCTGGCCGGACTATCCCGCCAAGACAGAAGCAGCTCTTACGCTCGAAGAAGCAGGAACACTGAAGGGTGATGTCGTCATGAAACAGGGCTGTAAGGCTTATAAGATGGACTTCACTGACGATGTTAGCGAGTTCAAGATTACTGACCAGGGAGAAAGTGGCGGAGAATCCTTCCTCTACGACTTGAACATCATTTCGGCCAAGATGCGCAAAAAGATCTTCGGTTTCGAGAATGCGACCAAAGGCCGTAAGATGTTTTTCCTGGTACAGGACAACAATGGTACCTGGTACCTGATGGGCGACAAGCGTCGGGGTGCACTGCGTGCCAGCGGTGACGGTTCGACGACAGGGTCAAGTTCTACTGCCCGCAACCAAAATTCCTTGCATTACACATTTACTTCGCCTCGAAAGTGTGTGTACGAAGGTGACGTTGAAACGTTGCTGGTTGCTGCACCTGGCGCATAAGAATATCTCCATTTTGCACATAATTGGTTTTCCCGCTTCTCACCGTTTTGGTGGGGGCGGGTTTTTATTTGTCCTATACCGGCAATAAAAATCGCAATAGATTTGTGGCAAACAAAAATGTAGATATGGAAATCAATCAAGCTTACATCGAGGCCCGTCGCGAAGGTATCGACTGGCTCAATTCCTCCAGACGGGACTTCCGTCAAGGTGTGAACATCCTGCAAAAGTCCGGTTACAAGCCCATTGCTGTGGGCAAAATGGCACGTATCGGCGAAAAACCGCATACTCGCGAAAAACTCCTCTACGAAATGCGTCAGATGATTAAGGTATGGTACAATCCCAATGACCCGCGATTTGCAGACGTGGACCTCGACGACGATGCCAAAGTCGGCGAGGACGGTGGCAGCGAGGCAGTTCCCGAAACAGTGGCACAGAATATCCTGACCGAAGCCGCTGCAGACCTTCAACGCGAAGAAGACGAACAGCCGGCCTATCCGCCGCAGATTGCGAAAGTGATACATACCTTCGCCGAACGCTACAAGCAGCGTTCCATCCTGCATCGGCAGATGAAAGCACTGGGCGAAACCAATACGACAGAGGTAATGAAGCAGCGCAAAGATCTGGTAGCCCGTATAGGCGCACTGAGTGACAACATGAAGTTGCTGGCCGCCATCCGTGACAACTACGAGAAAAAGCTCGCTGTCACGGAAGAAGAAATTGATTCTGCCTTGGCCGAGCCGGTAGTGGGAGAAGAGAAGCCTAAAGAAGAAGATGATGACGACACCGACATCTCCGCTCTCAGCGTCGAGGAGCTGAAAAAAGCCAAAGCAAACGCCAAGAGCAAAATCACCAAGGCACAGAACATGCTGCTCTATTCCAGCGAGGCCAAGCCCAAAGACGGCGCGGAGAACCCGCTGCCGGACTGCCCCAAACGGGTAAAGTACGAGAAGAAAATCGAGCAGCAGAAAGCTCTCGTTGAGAAGATAGAATATCGTTTGGCAGAGCTGCAATAATGCTATGTTAGTGAGTTGCAGCGAGATTGAGAATAAGATGCTGGCGGATGAAGTAGTAAGTCCTACGCAGGGAAACGGTTACCCGACGGGCAACATCCGCCGACAGGATGCGGCGGCTTCCGACGATGATATCGTTGCCGGAAAGCTGCTGCATCCTGACGCCCTGGGTCAGCTTGTAAAAGGACAGACCAAGCACTTTTATTCGTCAGGTGCTTTCAACCTCATTCAGTTGCTGTTTTACCTGCTGAAACAGACTGGTCCGGCACACCTGTTCCTGACCACATACTCCGTCTCCATGGACAGCATCGCAGCCCTGCGCCGAAAGGCTGATAGTGGTGAATTGCTTTCGGTTCGTTTTCTGATTGACAACCGGGTACGAAGCATCTCGCCCAAACCATTCGACTTCCTCGTGAATTCTTTCCCGGGATGTTACCGCTGCCTGGCGCTCCACGCCAAGGTGGCACTCATTTACAACGACCGATGGCAGATTACGGTAGTTGGCAGCCAGAACGCCACGCACAATCCCAAGCTGGAGCGTGGCATTATCCATACATCCGAAGATGTTTTTGACTTTGACTATAAAATGTTGAGTAATGAATTTGACCAAGGAACAATGTGACGAAGTGGAGCAGATGGCCTACCACCTGATTCAGCCGGGACTGATTGCCGTCAACATCGGTGTGGACGAACAGGAGTTTATCGAACAGATACGGACGGCAGGCACACAGGCCCGGACTTCCTTCTACCGGGGGTATATCCGGCAGCTGATAGAGGTGCGTGCATCCCTTATCAAATCGGCCAAGAATGGCAGCAACCCTGCGCAACAGGAGCTGATCAAGTTCATCAAACAGCAACAACAGTTCATCGACTATGAGTAACAACGACCTGACCACGCAACGCAAGAGCCGTGCTGCGCTCGAAGAGCAATCCTACGAGCTTATCCAGCAGCACATCATTGACCCGGAGCATTCACCCCTGCCACAGCACCTGCAGGAGCAGTGCAACCGCGTGATTCAGGTTGCCCGCCTGTTGGACGAATACCCCAACGAAAGCCACATCATCAACATCATGCTGGCCAAGTACCGCATCAGCCGGGCGCAGATCCGCCGCGACATTGCCTTGGCCAAAGATGTTTTCAAGACGCAGCACGAATTCGACTGGGACTTCTGGTTCTCCTGGATGATCAAGGACCAGGTGCAGCTCATCCGCGACTGCAAACTGCGGGGCGACCTGAAGCAGTGGAACAACGCCAAGAAGGTACTCCACCAGATGATTGGCGAACGCCCTGCCGCCATCGAAGACCCGCGCCGCATGGAGAAAAACGTGTTCTACATTCAGATCAACAACCAGGGCCAGCCCATCAACCTGCCGCTCGAAGCCGTCAAGAATCTGACAGCTGAAGAACAGAAGATACTTATCGACAGCATGTATCAGCCCATCGACGACGCACAGGCCGAAGAGCTGATGAACAGCTGATTCACCATTTACCATTAATCATTTGCCATTATGAGGAAACTGACCAACAAACGCCTGATAGGCTACCTCGTTGACCACAAGCACATCGACCTGGTGACCGTAAGCAAGACCAACATCATTTGTACCGTCGGACACAAGTTCCGGCCGGACGAAGTGAAGCAGCTGCTCGAAGATACCGGGCAGCCCATGCCACGTATGACCTCCGACAAAGAGTCCAATTACATCATTTTCCCAAGGTATTAGCCTCTCGTCAACTTGTTAACTTGTCACCTCGTCAACTGAAAATGGAAGAGAACGTTTGGGAGGAAGTCATCCGCGTAAACCCCGCACAGGCCGCTTTCCTGGTGCAGCCCTACCGCAACGGCTATGTCATCTACTCGCGTGCCACGGGTAAGTCGTTTATCACCGGTGCCGTGATAGACGACAACATCCGAACCATGCCACGCGGAATTACCACCCTGACGCAGGCCACCATCGGCCAGGCTCTCACAAAGACCCTGCCATCGGCCTTCAAGATGCTGGAGATGCTGGGATACCGCCAGTGGGATCCCGTGCAGAAGGTGGGCGACTACGTGGTCTGCCGCCGCCCTGTCGAGGGCTGGCTGCGTCCCTACGAACACATCATGTCTTTCGAGTACGCCATTTCCTTCAGCAACGGGCACATGCTTTACATCCTGACCCAAGGCGGCAACAGCCGTGGCCCGAATGCCGACTACAACATCACCGACGAAGCCTTGACGCTGGACAAGGTGAAATTCGACCAGGAAGCAGCTCCGACCAACCGTGGCAACGAACACATCTTCGGCCGCAAGTCCGCCCGCCCCGTCTTCAAGCACCACGGCAACACCTTCCTCTCGTCCATGCCCTACACGCCCGAACAGAAGTGGCTGCTGGAGCCTGCCCGCTACTACGAGGACGAACGCGGCATCCGGCTCTTCGAGGTCTGGAACAAGATTGTCCGCCTGCAGATGCAGCTCATCGACGCCCGACAGGCCGGCGACGTGGGGCTGTTCCGGGAAATCTGGAACGAAACCGTCCGCCTGCGCCAGAGCATCACTCCCTTTGTATCGCGCGACGGTACGCTGTTCATCCTGGGTTCCATCTTCGACAACATTGCCAACGTGGGCATGCAGTACATCCTGAACCAGTATAAGGTCATGGACAAGCTGTCGTTCATGATTGAAATCCTGAACTACATGGTGGACAAGATAGACTCCTGCTACTACCAGCTGGACGAACGCCACATCTACTACAATGCCACCAACGACAGCTTCATACGCGACTTTGCCGAAGACACCCGTTACGACTGGCAGCAGCTGGCCAACAACGACGACAGCCGCCGCGACCTGGACTGCAGCCCCACGCAGCCCATCGAAATCACGCCCGACTGGGGCAGTGCCGCCAGCTTCCTCGAAGTGGCGCAGGAGCGCAACTACGATTTCGTCACCGGTCAGCTGACGCGCGACCCCGTGGACACCAACATCAACGAGTTCTTCGTCAAGCGTGACGAAGAAGACGATACCATGGTCAACGCCCTCATGGACAAGTTCTGCCACTACTACCGCAACCACCTCAATAAGCATGTGCACTACTATCGCGACCGCTACGGCGATGCCCGTCGTGCCAACGCCAAGAAGTCGTACAACCAGCTGGCCATCGAGCGGCTGGAGAGTCACGGCTGGACAGTGGAGCAGCACACGCACGCCGGCATGGAGCCGCCGCAGCACGACAAGTTCCTGCTGTGGGCAAGCATCCTGGCCGAGAAAGACGAACGCTTCCCCAAGAAGCGGTTCAACGGCTCGAAATGCAAGTACACGCTCATCTCCATGAACAATACCCGCGTCATCGAGAAGGACGGACGTTTCGAGAAGGACAAGCGCAGCGAGCGCAACCAGTCCATCCTGCCCGAAGAAGCCACACACTTCGGTGATGCGGTTGACAAACGCATCTGGACCAAGTACGGTCACATCCTCCGTCAGGGAAGCATCTTCGTAGATGCCCGCATCTGAAACATCGCAATCCTTATCGCAACACCATGCCCCGTACAGAGGACAGCGCAGCTGGCACAAGACAGGCCGAGGGGGTGCCCCGCGTGTCATATTTCCTGCTTTTGTTGCGAAGATTGTTGACATTTTGATAGGGCGCGGAAGGGTTCCTTCGGAACATTTTCCGTCATTTCAGTGGCTGTTTTACCTATCATATTGCCTGTCAGTCTATTACAGTTTCTTTAACATGCTTTCAGTGTCCTATCTCCGAAGTGATTGTTGCGCTACCTTCGCCATCGGTTAATTTTATTGTTTCACCCTTAATCCAACAACATTATGGCATTTTTCAAAGCCCAACAGATGAAGACCAACGGGAAGTTCTATCCCGTGGCAGTACTCGTGGACCGGCCGATGGAGATTGACGAAATCGCCGCCCAGATTGCCGAAGCCAGCACCGTGGCCAAGGCCGACGTGGTGGCCGTGCTGGCCGCACTGCCCAGCGTCATGGCGCGCGGCATGAACGCCGGACGCAGCGTCCACCTGCAGGACCTGGGCCACTTCCGTTACACCGCAGCCGCCAAGAAGGGCGGACGCGACACGGCCAAGGAAGTGACCGCCGACGATATCATTCGCGCCCGCGTGCGCTTCACGCCCGAGACCCGCTTCAGCGGCGACACCACCACCCGTGCCCTGGCACCCGGCGAGGTACGCTGGACCCGTTTCGACGGACAGCCGCAGCCCGACCTCGAAGATCCGGATGCCGGTGACGGCGGACAGGACGAAAGCCCATTGGGCTGACCCTTCGCCTAAGCCGTACTTAGATGCTGCCTAAGCCTGCCTTAGATGCCATCTAAGCCGTACTTAGACAAACTTGACAAACGAGCGGAACCCACTGCGGGCTCCGCTCGTTTGTTTATCCGCATTCATTTTCACCCCCTGCCTACCCGCATAAACAAGCAATGACGCAGCCTTAAATAGTATTAAAACAAATACCATTTTTATGCCGATTGTTTGCATTCCGGCATCCGTATTCATACCTTTGTATGCATAAACTTCAAGATATGGACATAAAGGAAAAGGCAGGCGACTTCCTGCTCGACATAGCCAAGCTGATTTTCGGAGGCGTGCTCCTGGCGGGCATCATGGCCGAAGACATCGACCGAGTGTTGCTCTACTCCATCGGCAGTGTTGCTTTCTTCGCCTGCGGATGTTCGGCATATGTTATTTTCAGGCAAGACAAAAAGGAGGATTGAACCATGGGAATTATTTACTTTTTCGGCGCGACAGCCGTTTTCGCCATCCTGGTGGCGGTATACTTCACCAAAATATACAAAGACACACCTGCCAAGAGGTAAGTTTGTTTGTGTACACACGTAAGGAAGCATCATGAAGACTATCAAAGTGAATGTGGAATGGGCGGAAAAGAATTTCTGTGCTTCGGTGGACGAACAGGTGCCAGGCGCTGTGGTGGTGACCGACAAGACGCTGGAAGGACTGAAGCAGGCTGTGCGTGAAGCAGTCGAGTTCCACGTAGAAGGTATGCTGGCCGACGGCGACGAAGTGCCCGCCTGGTTGGCAGAAGGCAATTACGATTTTGAATGGGTACTGGGCGTATCTGCCCTCTTGCGGGGTTGCGGGCAGTTTGTCTCGTTGGCCGCCATCGCCCGGGCGTCAGGCATCAACGAGCAGCAGCTGAGCCACTATGCCAACGGGCTGAAGCGTCCGCGTCCGGCGCAACGGCAGCGCATCGTGGACGGACTGCACCGCATCGGACAGAACCTGTTGTCTGTCGTGTAGCAGTTTGGTCAGAAAATAACATTAGGCGGAAGCAAAAAACTTCCGCCTTTTTTATTGCACTTCCAAAAACAATCCCTATATTTGCAGTGCGTTACATTTGAAACAGGCGACGAGACGTTCGCCAACCCTTGCCGGATTGGCCTTTTTTATGGCCGATTGGCACGTGATATAGTACCGACCCCCGTGTGGAGCGTTAATGCGCCCACTGCCTGTTTCAGGTGTAACGCGACGGGAAAGCGGTACTTTTGTTTTTTAAGGTAAGTTCCCTTGATTTTTTGGACACGAAGGTTCGCTTTCCCGTATTTTAATCAACATATTGTTTCATTTAATCGCGTTACAAAATGAAAAAGAACAAATCAAGCGAACGCGGACGCTACGTATCCGCCGAGAAAGTCCAGAAAATGTTATCAGACCTTGGACTCCAGCTCTGCAAAGGCCGCAAGCGCATTCATGCCGCCAAGCGTGACAACTCCATTGTTTTCTACGTGTCCGGTGGTACCGTTAACATCACCTTTCAGGAAGGAGGTACACGATGACCGCTCTCGAACAATATCTCATCGATGAGAACAAGGATATGCAGAAAAGGCTTGCGGAAGCCTATCGGGAACTGGGCTTCACACAAGGGAAATTAATGTGCATTTACCAACGCTATCCCCACCTTTGCATGGGCATCATCAGGGGAGGCAAATATAACGAAGGAGGTTGTTATGAATCATACAAGAATCAAAGGCTTCGGCTCGTCAAGTGAAGAGGCCGACAAGCAGAAGCAGGAAGAAGAGAAGCGGAATACGGCCATCGCCGACTTTATCCGACAGAATTACGCCCCCATCGGGGCAACTTCGCAGAAAGTGTACAAGACAACTGCCGAACTGCAGTACGACCTGCACAACATCATTGACGTATCTGCCCGGGATTTGGCCCGGCAACTGACGGAAGCCCGCTTTGCCGTTGAATACATCTGCGGACAGCCGTTTTGGGTGATGTACGAAAGAAGTTGACGGACATTTTTATACATATTATTATATCGGGGAACCTTTGCTTGCGAAAGTAGAGGTTCTCTTTTTTTTGTGTCCTACATTTCAGCCTCCCAGCACTTTATTTTTGCTGAAAAAACAACATGGTACGCCTCTTTTCCAAATACCTGAGCACCTACGGGTACGAAAGCATCCCCGATTTCCTGCTTTCCGTAGCCCCTTCGTTCAAATATGGCCTGCAGGTACCCGCCATCTCGTTGAGTGCCGTGGCGGCTTTTGTCACCCAATGGCTCGGTCTAAGCCCGTTCCTGGCCGTGGCCATGCTCGTAGCCATCGCGACGGAAATGCGCACCGGCATCCGGGCCAGCCGACGGCAGGGTATCCCCTTCGAATCTTTCCGCTTCTCGCGCTGCATCATCAAGCTGGGCATCTGGCTCGCCATCATCTACATCGTACATGCCTTCTATAAGGAATGCCTCCTGCAGGAAGAATTCATCTATCACACCATCGGTACCTTCTTCTTCAGCGTGGTGAAGTTTTTCGTGATGACCTGGTTCTGCGTGGAGCATCTGACCAGCATTTTGGAGAACCTGGCCGTCATCGACGGGAAACCCAAGGACGAACTCATCAACAAGGTGGCCGACCTTTGGGGCGAAATGACTGAACACTTCAAGCGGAAACGTCATGACACAGACCAGTAGATACATCCTGATGGGCGCTATTGTTACGCTGGCTTTCGTGTTGGGCCGGTGCACGTCCCGCCGCTCCGTCACCGCCGTTCCGCCTGGCGTGACGCTGGAGATCACCGACACACTGGTCGATGTCATCAGCGTGCCGGTGGTTGTGAATCACGAAGTCCCGGCACAGGTGGACACGGCTGCCATCCTGGCCGACTACTTCAGCGAGCGGCATTATCGTGATACCATCATCCAGCGGCCATACCTGCGGGTGGAACTGACAGACGTAGTCGGCCAGAACCGTCTGCTGGACCGCCAGGTGGTGGTCAACTACCAGCAGCCGGTGGTTCATAATAATGCCCTGACGCTGGGCGCCGACATAGGGCGCGGGCTCTGTGCGGTTATGGCCGGCTACCGTCGTAAGTCGTGGGAGTTCCGTGCCGGATATGATTTCATTAACCGTACGCCGGTGGTTGGCGTGCAAAAAACGTTGTGGCAATGGTAGCGGATATATTGGATAATGCGCAGTTTTTCCTCTATGATATAGAAGAACTCACTTTGAATAACGTGATAGAGCGGGTTGAAGTGGATATTTCTCTGAATCAGTTTGGGGAAATATTGAAAGAGACCTATTATCCCGACGAATCCAAACGGGTGGTCATATACGATCTGCCTGCATTGTTCTTGCCGTACTTTTCATTTACTGATATTTCAGGTATACCCGAATCTACATTCTGTTCAGCTCTGAAGGCCACGATACATGCAAAAGATAGTTCTGGTGAATTGAATCTGAATGTTACGGTCTATTACAGCAGAAAAATGGTGGGAGGGGCTGTAGGTGACAATGTCATATTGAACAGGTATAAAACAGTCGCAACTGCTTCTGGTAGGGAAGAGTTCTTTTCGTTCTATGCTACCGATGGTATACAAGTCCGATTAGGTGTGGCCTATTTGCAAAATGGCATGGCGAAATATACAGTGAAGAATTTTACTACAACAGGTATGTTGGGACCGGTATGTTTACGCGTATCTCCGAAACGTGTATCATTGTTTGCAGGAATCGTGGAAGAAAGTATTCTATATTATATTGTTACTTCAACTACTGCAGCAGGTGCTTCCGACCAAGTGAAGTACGTAATGGACCGCCGTAACTACCGTCGGCAGACCACCTTTCTGTACTACAACTGCTTCGGCCTGCCGGAAACCATCACCATGCTGGGACTGCAGACCGAAGAACCCGAGCTGGAGAGCGAAACCGTCCGTCTGCTGCAGCGTGAGAAGCAGATTAACGTGAAGCTGACGGACAGCCGTACCGTCAATTCCGGATATATGCAGCCCGACAAGTACGACAGCCTGATGGACATGCTGGAGTCGCCCGACATCCGACTGCTGGAGGACGGGCGCAACATCCCCGTCGTCATTACAGACATCGACTTCTCGCACCAGCGCATCGGCAACGAACGCATCAGCGTGTCGCTGACCTTCCGCCCGGCCATCCGTCCGAGCGGGCGGTTTGTCCGTAACAATCCGCTGAAAGGCCGGATTTTCGACCAAACGTTTGACTATACATTTGACTAAGATATGGAAACGATAAGACGAAACCTGATGCTGTCGGACATGGACATCCGTACCGACGAACGCGGCCGCCGGCGCATCTTCTCCGTGAAGTTCGTCAGCAAGGAGGGGAAACTCTACTTCATCCCGCAGGCTTATGCTTGCGGAGCGGGCCGCATGAACATGAAGGAAAACCAGCTGCGCGGCGTACAACCCTGCGACTGCAAGGGCAACCCGGAAGGGCACCCGTACCCCGTCAACATTGACTTGATACTGGAGTATAACCGAATGAAAGTGATTTTGTGATATGGAAATATTGTACAACAAGGAGGGCATTCCTCTACTGATGCAGAGCACATACGTCTTTGGCGAAACGTCCGGCCTGCCTGCCGACCAGGCAAATGAACGTCTGAAGATACTGATGCCGTATGATCTGAATGAGAGCAGCTACATCGACATCGACGGCGTGAAGATTCGTCCCTGGGGTGTTGGTAACGACTTCCCCCAGATTGCCGAACGCGAGATAGCCGGTACCAGCGTGCTCAACACCGGACTGAAATTCCTGCGTAACCTGACGCTGGGGCAAGGTATATATCCCTGCCGGGTGAAAGGTTTCGACGACAATGGAAATGAACTGCTGGATCCTATAACAGACAGTCGCGTGCAGAAGTTCGTAGCTTCCCGCCAGGTGCGCCGCTACATGGAGAAGGTGTTGCGCGACTATCTGAAGTTCGGCAATGGTGCCGTGCAGTTCGTACCCTCCGCTGCCGGCAATTCATTTGCAGGTGTCAGTCCGGTAAATGCCTTGTTCCGTCGTTACTCCGAGATGGATGCCTACGGTTCCTGCCGCTGCATTGTTTCCGGCTACTGGCCGCAGCGTCCCGGCGCTGGGCAGTACAGCAAATGGGAGGTGCTGTCCGAGTTCGACCCCGAAATGCACCTCGAAGTGCTGAAATTCGCGGGCAACCTGAAGCACGGTTTCATCATGCCGGTCCGTGACAGCTGGAGTAACGATGATTTGTACGGCATGCCGATTTGGTTTCCGGCTTTTGTGTGCGGATGGACGGAGATTGCCCATCTGATACCTCGCTTCCTGAAGAAAGCCTACCAGAACCAGATTACCTGGAAGTGGCACGTGCAGATACCATACAGCTACTGGGAGAAGAAGTACCCGGCCAAAGACTACACCCCGGAACAGCGGAAAGTCGAAATCAACAAATACATGGACCAGGTGGAGATGAACCTTTGCGGACCTGACAATGCCGAAAAGCCTCTGTTCTCCATGTACGCGGTGAACGAGGCCAACGGGCGTATCGAAGAAGAGTGGAAGATTAAGCCACTGGAGAACAAGTACCAGGGCAGCGACAACCTGCCGGTGTCTGCTGCCGCCAACAGCGAAATCCTCTTCGCACTGATGGTGAACCCGAATGTGATGGGCGCCGGTATGCCGGGTGGTACCTACGCCGGAAATCAAGGTGGTAGCAACATCCGTGAAGCCTTCCTGGTGAACATCGCAAACGCCTGGATAGACCGACAGAATATCCTCGATCCCATTGAGCTGTACATCCGCATCAACGGCATGCCCGACTGTGAACTACGCTTCCGCAACACCATCCTCGTGACCTTGGACAGCGGAAGCGGCACCAAGAAAACCCTCAGCTAATCACTAACCTCTAATCCGGAAATAAATGATATTCTCAAAAGATAAATGGTCCAATGGAGACGAAATCCGAGCCTTCGTCAAAGTGAATACAGCGGTCAGCTTCGCTATGCTGGAAACCCCGCTGAACAATGCTTTCAACCTTTTCCTCAAACCACTGTTGGGTCCCAGCCTTTCAGCCCGGCTCATCGAAATCTATAACAACGATGCGCCCAAAGATACGGAAAAAGAACTGCTCCATATTGCCCAGCTCGCCAATGCCAATCTAGCGTTGTGGTATGAGTTCGATGCCATCAGCGTGCGAATCACCGATGCCGGTTTCCAGCGTCAGGAGTCCGAGAACGGTACGTTTAAGCCAGCCTATAAGTACCAGGAAGACAACCTGCGCCAGAGCTATAAGAACAAAGGGTTCAATGCCCTGGACGAAATGTTGGACTTCCTGTATCTGCACATATCCGATTTCCCGGAATTCGCAGATTCGAATACTTACAAGAACCAACAATCTGCTATTGTCCGCTCAACAGCCGATGTAAACAATGTAGTGTTCATCAACAACAGCCGGCTGGTATTCCTCCGCCTGCAGACACACCTTAAATTCGTCGAAACGATGTTGTTGATACCGGCTATCGGTGAAGATCTGTACAATCACCTCATCGACAGTTTGCTGAATGATCCTGTAGAAGAGATAGAGAAAAAGCACATCGATACGCTCCGTAAGGCATGCGCAAACTATATTGTAGTCATGGCCGTGCGTCGGTTGATGATGGAGACCGGTAGCTTGACAGACCGGGGCCTTTACTTTACCACCGTCGAAGCGGGTGAGAAAGGCAACGAGAAACGACAGCCGTTATCAACAGACCGTATCGCTATCCAGATACAAAACCTGAAGGCAGACGCAGACATGTACATGGGTACCCTGCAGCGGGTCATAAGTGCTCACTTCCCCGAATTCCACGCGGGCAATCCGCAGCGGGTCTTTGACAGGGATAACGACCATAAACGAACCTTTTGGGCATGAAAACAGCAGTTCTTGAATACCGACGCCTGGGTATCCTTCGCAGAAAGGTGCGTTTAATTCCTGAAACGTGGGCAGAATTGACACCCGAACAGTTTGTTTTGGTGGCTGAACTCTATCTACAACGCATCAAATCACAGCAGTTCCTGGCCGCTTTCTTTCGTCTACCGGTACAACGCCTTGATGAATACCAACTATACAACCTGACGAAGCTCACAGAGTTTATCAGCGATTGTAGGACCCATCTTGACCATTTTATACTGCCAGAACTGGAGCATCTGCAGGCACCAGGTGTCCGGCTGAAGGGCATGACGTTCGAACATTTCATGCAGGTTGATACCGCATTCAATCGTTATGCACGGGCGGAGAAGTTCGAACTGCTTGACCGTTTCATAGCCTTGCTCTATCTGCGCAAGGGTGAGAGTATTGTCCTACCTCCCAGCCACCGAAAAGGTGTATTTTCGCATACGAAGGTGCTGAATCTGAAGCGAAGAATACAGGAAGTGGCCTCCATTGATCCGGCAAAGAAATATGCCGTTTTCCTGAACTACGTGTTCATCAAGCGATGGCTGTCCCGTTCGTTTCCTTGGCTGTTCCCGCTTTCGGACAAAGAGCCCCGTCAGGATGATCAGAAGAAGAAACCTGTCGCTCCGTTGGTAAACTGGCTCGACATCTTCGATGCATTCGTCGGCGACAATGTGGCACAGATGGACAAGTTCCAGCAAATGCCGGCCACTACAGCCTTCAGACTGTTGAATAAAAAAATACGTGATGCCCAAACCAAGAAGAAATGAACTTTATAGAATACATAGAAAATCTGGCTGAAAGGCACGTGGATATCCGTGACAAGGCGGACGGACACACCCATTTCCTGTCATCCGAGCGGGCAAAGCATACGTCCATCGACAGTGTGCTTCACTATCCGGCAGTTCTTGTGGACCGAGGAAGTGGTTTCGATTATGGAGGTTCTCCTGGTCAGTACACCAAGGTTCGCGAATACCTGTTGCTCATTGTCGAACATGTTTCCGATACCTCGGACTACGAAGAGATAGACCATGCCCTGGTACATTGTGAAGCCATCCTTGACAGCTTCCTCAATCAGCTGGTAGAAGACCGAAAGTCTCGGAAAATCCGTTTATCCTTCTCTCTGGAACAGGTAGAGGTAGAATATATTGCTAACCATGACAACTCTCAGTATGGAGTGATGGCCTCCGTATTGATCAATGAACCATACAAACCAATCAACTGCAAAGAACTATTTACCTAAACACTACGATTATGGCAAAAACATACGAAGAATTGCTGGCAGGCGCCACACAGATTAAGAACAATGAACTTCCGGAGAGCAATACGCATTCACTCGTCGGCGGGCAGTTAGTGGATATGGTAGAGAAGCAGAAGGAAGACAGTGAACGGATAGATAATGTCTCTAAATCTCATAAGGGATATTTTCAAACACTTGAACAACTGAAGGCTAAATATCCAACACCCAAAGAAGGAGAAACAGCTTGGGTGGGTGAACCATATCCGGGTAATGTGTATGATGTAGTTGATGGTGCTTGGCACGACACGGGTGTCCCGGCAAATGAAGGTGGTGGGAGTGGAACGTCGAATTACAACGATCTAGAAAATAAGCCAAGTATAGGCAATGTTTCACTTGAAGGCAATAAGACACTGGATGAGCTTGGCATTGCTTCCAAGCAGGAAGTTGAAAAAAAACAAGATGCTATCAGCCAAGTTAATGTAACTGTAGATGATGCAGTTGGAACACCTTCAGGTAGTGCTACTGTATCTGGTTCAACACTGAACATTGATTTAAAAAACCTTAAAGGTAAACCTGGTGAGCCAGGTAAAGCAGGTGAAGATGGGCCAGCTAATACGTTAACAATAGGTACAGTAACTCTGTCTGAAAGTACCGAAGAAGCAAGGGCGGAAATAACAGGTGCAGCTCCTCATCAGACATTAAATATTACCTTACCAAGGGGAATGCAAGGAAATAGTGGTGTGACAGGCGATACTTCTGATATTGTTGTCGTAAACGACCTGAATGGAGGAGAATCAGAGATTGGTGCTATTAAGGTTTTAGCTGCCGAACAAGGTAAAGTGTTGAATAAAAAAACTGTAAAAAAATCAAACTCAGTTATTCAAAAACTTACATACAGCGATTACTGCATGAGCGGAGATACAGGTACGGTAGTTCCTTCAGATGAAACACATAATGGTTTTAAAATTAGAGTTGAAGAAAATTCTGAATATGAATTTGTTGGATTTGAATCATACGGAAAAGTTGCTTGTTTTTCGATAGACCCGTGGTATTCAGATAGCACAACTTATTTTCTCGGAACTGCTGATGTTGTTAATAACTGTTTTAAAACTCTTCCTAACACTAATTATATTGTGACTGGTGCCTTAAATCCGAATGAATATCCAGCCGAAGGTAATTATTACCTTATCAGAAAAGATGAAATTAATAACATTTATTCTGATGTTTACGGGGCTAAAGAGTTTATTTCAGGATTACAAAGAGCGTATGATGATGTGACCCCTATTAATAGCGGAACAACTTATGTTTCCAATAAAAGGAATATTTTTGTTAACACAAAAAGCCCATACCCAAAAGCTATAAAAATAGATACTATATTATATAATTCGGAAGTTGGAACTATTAATTTCTATCTTGTAACACTTTCTGAACAAGTGGCTATTAAATCAAGGCTTCTTGCAACTGTTAATAATACGACAAAAGGATTTCAGTCTATCAAAATACCTTATATTGAATTGTCTGAAAATCAATATATCGGCGTTAATGGTACATTCAGATATGCGCCGAGTGGAGTAAATGGATGGGGGTATCAGGCATTCAACAAGGTAGGAGATACGCTGGGAGCAATTCAAGAAGGAGGTGTTATTGCAATTAAACCTGTTAACATGTCTGATATAATAAGTCAGTACGTTAATAGGAACAAATTGTTTGCCAACGTACTTGAATGTATAATCTCTTTTGGAATTTCTCACAAAAAAGAAATAACATCGAAAAGTACCTATATTTCAGGAATTACTAAAAATTCTTTTGTCGCTATTAAAGTAAATAGCGTTGCATCTGATATTGTCAATATAGGATTGTTTACAACAAGTGCTTGGAGTGCTCCCGTTATATGGCAAGAAAAGAAAGAAAATCTTATATTAAACAATTGGTATTTTGTTGATGTTAGCAAAGTTATTGATTATGATTCTTCTTTGTATTTTAATGTATATGAAACTATTGATTCTTATTCTGCCAATATTGAAGTGGTAATAATAAAATCTAATAGCCAAAGCGGTGGAGGTGGTAGTGATAATACTAAAAAAACAAGTACCCAACTATTTAAAAAAACATTCAATTCAGAATTAGATTCTAATTTTGAAGGTGCAACACAAAGCAATTTTACTTCAGATGGGCTTATAGTAAATTCAACTCAAATTAAACTCAATAAATATTATTCTCTAACTCCAAGAACTGTAAGGTATCTGTGTAAATTTAGTTCTGATACTATTGCCAAATTTTATAGTGATACAAAAGATACGACTGTAACCGTAAACATTTCTGCCAAGAAAGTTAATGTTGCAAACAATGAAATTACTCCGGAAGGATTTGATTACTCAGCTAATAATCTAAATGGAGAAGATTTGCAGTTAATTGAGATTAGTAAGGTATTTAATAAGACTGTTGTAAACATAACAAATATGGTTACAGCAGAAGAAACTAAAATAGAAATACAAACTTCAGGTCCGGGTGGAGTTGGAGATGGAGTTGTATCAGAGAGAACTGATTTTGTTGGGATGCAACATGATTATTATTGTTTCTCAAAAGAAAGTGGTAGCGATTTCATAATAAAGGAAATGTCTATTGTTTCATTATATTCTGAAGTTGAACTACTTATATACGGAGATTCTATCACAGAACAAGAAAGTTATTGTCCTAAAGAAGATTACGAAAATTCATGGGTGCAACTTTTGGTTAAAAATGTGAAAGGGAATGTCATTTCTTCTGGAAGAGGAGGAACAACAATAGATGAGGTACTTAATAGAATTAAGAATGAATTGCCATACATAAAGGCTAAGTATGTAATGGCTACAATAGGTACTAATAGTGGAAATACCGAAGAAAAACTATCGCAACTTATTGATTTTATTGTATCGCAAGGTTCAATTCCTATTCTTAATAATATACCTTGTAACGAAAGTGGAACACAGGTATCTGTTAATGCCATGATTAAGGCTGTGAGAGAAAAATATAATATTAATGGATGTAGATTTGACATTGCAACGTCCATAGGAATGGATGGCGTTGAAGTTGATAAAACGAAAATGTACTGGGAAAATTATTCAAGTTCCAGCAACGTATATCATCATCCAAATGTTAAAGGGTCAATGGCGATGTTTGCTCAACTGAAGATTGATGTTCCTGAAATATTTTAATTGATTATTATACAAAATAATTCTAATAAAATGATCGTAATGATAAATATGGAATTAGTGAAATATTAGATATTGAAAGCTTATGTTTGATAACTAACTTCATATAAATAATAGGGATTCGCCTCCCGGCGGCCCCCTGTTTTAGTTAACCTAATATTAATACAATACTTCGGTAAATTTTTACCGATAAATTAAAATTAAACATAGAATCGGC